GTTTTCGTCACTCAGGGAAAGACTTGTAGAGGTACGAACACTAAAGGTCGTACAAAATTTTCGGTTGAAATGATTTGGCCCTTTCTGATGAACACCGGCCATGTATTCCTGTGCTGAACAAACCCCATGTTTCCCGTCGGGGGTGTAGTACAGCACGCGGTGTTCTGCCGAAAGACGTTGAGACATGCCTCGTACTGGGCTAATCGCAATCATTTCTGCGCACGGCTTTTTGACATATCCTGTCGGCCGCACTAATTCGACCTCACGGGTCTCTGGATGAAATTGCCCGACCAAATCACCTTCAGTGTATTGGTCGATGCGCTTCCACCCTGATGCAGTCAGGAACTCGGTATCAGCTGAGACACAACCCGCGTCGCTGGTATCAAAAACTATGTCCGTGGAGGCGTCGTGCTTCAGCGACTTTTCCTGATGCTTGAATGGCTTGGTAAGCGCGTCGGCCTTCAAGCTCTTTGCGTTCATAGTCTTTGGCGAGACTGAAGGCGTCTTTGACGAGGAGGCCAAGGAGACGGGCTTTGACTTGAGCAGGGACAATTTTTGCCTCCCATTTCTTGAGGAGAAACCGCTCTTTTTTGCGGCGTTGATTAGCGTTCATTTTGTCGAGTCCGAGCGGGTCGGATGGTGTTGATTTGATCTTCTTGAAAAGGCTCGTGAACTCGTCAAAGCCAAGTATCCGAGCCTCAAAACCGCTGTAATCAGACTCCGACCAAGCAGTGTTCGGTGTTCTTGTAGGGGCACCACCTGCAGGAGTGGATATTAGGGTTCGCAGGCCAGACATCGCATTCGGTAATGGCACGACCTCGACGATGGAAGTTGTCTCGAAATCGTAGACCTTGCTGTCGGGTGTAGGTGACGGATGTAGTTTCATTTTGGTCCAAGTACCAGAGTTCTGCGGTGACCTTTTCGAGCATCGGGTAACGTAGGAACGTCACCAGCTGGTACAGCTGCAATTGCTCGGCGTGCTTCACCTCGTTGCCGAATTTCTTGCCGGTCTTGTAGTCGATGACAATGGCGTGGGTAGGATCCGCGAAGACACAGACGTCGAGCTTGAGTCGCAGCCATGCCTTCCTCCATTCGTCGATCTCCCAGTCGAAGTTCATGCCCCATTCGCCCTCCAGGCTGACCTGCCCCTCGGCATAAAGCGTACGGAGCAGGTCAACCTGCAGGCCGAAAAACTTGTCGGCTTCAGGGGTTAGTGCGTCGTGATCACCACGCACATATCCTTCGAGGTTGTCATGAATGCGGGAACCGCGATCATTGGCGAACTCCGTCTTGCCAGGAGGCAAAACTCGTTCGGGTTCAGGAATCTTGGCAATGTGCTTGAGGTAGACAAGCTGTTTGCATTTATCGAAGTCACCCAGCTTGCTGTGTGACCATGAGCGCATTTGCATAGCGATCCTGAGTTGTAGTGCTGAAGATTCTATTTTAGACCAAAGATCTAAAGTTCGATCTTTAACGTATCGCCGAACGGTCCGACGACGTCCGAAGTGGCGCACCACAGCACCGGAAAGTCAGGTGGCGCAGCAGGGAATGTGCCGTACATATCGGTGAGATACACCAGCGCCACAGGGCGGTCTTCACCGTCTTCGATCAGTTTGAACGGAGGACGGAAGTCGGTGCCGCCACCGCCGTGCATCTTGAACTCCAGGGAGTCATCGGGCGTGAACTCGTCCACGTGGTTCACCGCTGCGTCGCAATAGATCACACGGGTCTTGGTCGGACGAGACGACGCCACGATAGCCTGGATTTCGGCGCCGAAAGCGTTCAGCGTGGGCTGGTCAATGGAGCCAGAGGTGTCGATCACCACGGCAATCTCGCCCATGCGCTCGCTGTACAAGCTGGGCATGTACAGACCGTGCGCCAGATAGCGCCGGTTAGGCCGGGACCAGACATAGTCGTCCTTGCAGACCTGGTTGATGAAGCGCTGCAGCACCTCGCGCCAGTTCACCTTGGGCTGGGAGACGTCTTCGATGAAGCGCTCCATACCCTTGGGCACGGCACCGTGCTTCTTGGCCCCGTCCATGGCCTGGGAGATGGCAATCTTCCATTCCATGTGAGTCTCCTGCATCTCGGCCTGAGACTGAGAGGCATCACGGATTTCGCAAAGGGCTTCGCCGGGAGGACCTTCACCGCCGCCGTTCTTGTCCTGTTCTTGTTTCAGCAGGTCATAGATGTGCTCAGCGCTCATGTCCTTGTACTTTGCATTCCACAGCCAGCCTGGGCCGAGGCCGAAGCCTGCGTCCTTGATCACGTCGTTGATGACATAGTCGCCAGCGTGATTCCATAGCTTCGGATCACGCCCGCCTCGACGCACGATGTGATCGAACATGCAGTGGCCGATCTCATGGACGATGGCTGACATTACAAGATTGTGGGGGAGCGTCAGGACGAAGTCCGGGTTGTAGAAAATGTGCTTGCCATCCACGGCCAGAGTCGGAATGGCAGGTTCCTCGACGAGCTTCAGGTACAGCGCGAGCCGACCGAAGAAGAAGTGGTCCAGCAGCAGCGAAGTGCGTGCATGGGTGAGGAGGGTGTGTGCTGCTTTGTTCACGTTGTCTTTCCTTTGATCTCGTTGAGGATGTTGCAGGCCTGTGTCATGTCTTCAATGGCGTCGTCGATACCTTCAGGTAATTCATCCACGTACGCCAGCTGGTAGTTGCGAATGTCTGGGATCAGGTCGAGGCTGCTGTAGCCCGCCATGACGGCGCCATGAGCAGCTGCGACCATAGTGATGAAAACCTCACCAGCAATATGATCACAAGCGAAGACGGTCGAGACTGTCTTCCAGGTGCCGTCGTCCTGACGGCGTTGAATGACGACCTTGCGTTTGTCGCAAGCATCAGGGTTAATCCGTATCACAGACTTTTCCTTCCGTTTCAATCCATTTGTCGATCATGCGTTTGGCGTAGAGGAGAAAACTCTCGTTGTCGATTGCTTCCCAATCTTTGAAGAGGTAAATGCCCCAGGCGTGAGCTACTTCGTATAGCCACACGCCGGGATACTCACGCGTGTCTTCCATGACAAACTTGACTGCGTCCTCGATGAAGTCAACGAGCATGGACATCAAGCCAGAGTTGCCAAGGCTATCGGCCAGATATTCATAACGCTCACGATCCAGACGTGCTGCGCATTCGAAACCGATGCCGACGTAGATCGCGGCTAACGCATGATCTCTGGAGTTCACCCTATCCCCCGGCTTGGTAGTTTCTTGAAATCCATCGCGCCCTGCCGGCCGTCGTATGGCTTGAGTTCATCACCCCTGTAAATCGGGCGCTCGAACAGATCAGCGGCGGGCGGCATGGCTTCATCCGGGTGCCGCACACGAGGCACTGGCTTGGTTGAGCGACGCAGCTGCTTCTGAGCCAAGTCGTTGACAGGCAGGATCGCATAGGTAGGCTGATTCCGATTCACTCTCGTCGCCTTCTTCTTCATGTTCATCAATTTCGCTTTCAAGTCTGTCGTTTGCCATTAGGGATTCGAGGACGGCTTCGTCTGAAGTCAGATAGTTGTGTTCCTCTTCGAGCTTCTTGTACAGGTCGTTCATGTGGTCACGTAAGGCTTCCCTGATCGTGTCGGACATGGCTTCAGCCAGATCACGCCGGTCGCCAAGCAGGACCTTGTTTGCGGCCTGCCGTAGAGGTGAATCCGTGTCTTCAACCGTGAACTCATAGCTCTCGTTCCAGGCAACACAACCTGAGTGGTAATAGTGCCCGCGGTGCTCCCATGCACATGTGAACTCGTCAGCAGTCTTGAACAATTCAATGTGCTTGCGAAGCTCTTCGTCCTTGTACAACGACGGCAAAAACATTATCCAGTTCTCAACACTTCCTTCAAAACACGCACCGTCGCCCTGACTCCAAAACCCACTGAAATAGATGTTGTCGACACAAACACCGATGGCTTTCATGTCTTCGGTGAAGAACTCGTACATACCGTCCCACCACTCTTCGTTGTCAACATTCCAGTTCCGGTACTTCTCCAGGATCGTATCTTTAACGTCCTGCGGCAGGGCGTCCCACCGGGCTTGGGTGGTCATACTGGCACCATCTCCAGGATCTCGGCCGCAGCCGACGCCACACGAACCCGTGCCGTGCGTGAGTTACGCAGAGTCTGCGGGTCGATCAGTAGGCGCTCGATGATGGCGGTACAAACCCGATCCATCTGGGGGTCTTCGCTCACATTAAGACCTGGTAGTAGTCTCGACAAATCTCGGGCGTTATCAATGAGCGAGTCGTGTATTCGCGCCTTATCTGCGCTAAGACGAAGTTGAATGAGAGAGACCGCTTCGCGGACTCGTACCCAAGCATCTCGCTGGGCAGCAGCTCGCCGTTCAGCCACTTTGTCAGCGATTTCTCGGCTGATACGTTGACGCTCAGCGTCTCCAACATCGACACGAAAATCCTGCCCGTCAGGCACCGGGGCCACGTCTGTTTCGACGTCAAACTTGGCCCGCAGCTGATA